AACCGATAAAGCACTTGGAGACTCAACAGGTGCGTTTAATAAAGATATTGTTCTTGGAGGTAAAGCAGTTCCATTTTCAATAAACGCATATTTACCTGGCACATATGATAAGGCTGTGATTACATAATTAATATCATCTTGCTCTTCTACTTGAATAACCCTAAATAATTGAGTTTGTAGATTAGTGCTTGATAATAAATAAGGGGAATTTGGTAATGGTGCTGAGGAGAATGTAGAGGCAGTTGTTCCATCTGGTTTTGTAACGCTATTAACAGTAATAACTGCACCTGCCATATTTGAAATAACACCTACTTCAACTGTTCCATCAGACAAGATTACGCTAATAGTTGGATTATCGTTTTCACCAGGTAGAGTCGTCTGTGCAGCAGCATCAATAGTTATCTCATTTTTTGTACTAGCAGCAGAAACAACTCGACCACCCGTTCTAGCTCCTCCTCTTACTGGATCGTTTACTTCAATAACAGAACCAGGTCTGACAACAATTCCTGCATCTATTGAAGTTGAAAATGTAACTACTTCACTTTCATTTTGTTCTGCAAAAAGTATTGCACGGCCCAATCTTGCAGCCTGATTACGGGAGGTACACGCAAATGCTTTCACTTGCTTAACGATTATGCCTAGCTTACTTATAGCGGTGCTATCTTCTACTACTTCAAAATCCACTTCCTTTGAATCCATATTGAAGTAACTTACAGAAACAACGCTGTGTCTAGTTTTTAAACTACTACCTGAGTAAGCAAATCCACCTTCTCCTACATTGGCTAAATTAAAAAGATAACTCGCTGTAGTTTCTTTATCTTGAGATATATTAATTGAACCAGCAGACCAAATTGGCATACATCTCATGACACCAGCTAAATCATTTATTGCTGCAAATGCTTCTTTAGGACTTTGAATATTTACATTGCAACTAAATCTAGCTTCTTGTGTACCTGCTCCTGTTCCATCATCTACTAACTCATTGGCATACTTACTAGCAGCTACAAAACTAAATAAATCTAAATTAGAATATGTGGTCGTATCGGTAGATTGATCTGGAGCTATATGATCTCCTAATCCATATCTTTTATTAGTTAAAAGATCAAGTAAACACATTGCAGGACAATTTGTATAAGTTGCTGCACCCATTACTCCATTAAATACATAGCCAATTGGGTAAATAATTCTTCCAGTTTGCAAATCAACTGTAGGAGTGCCTGAATTATTTGCACCTGCTCCTGGTATTCTGACTTTTATTCCTCTAATACGATATTTTCTTGTAGGAACACGATTAAACTGTTTACTATCTAAACGAAGAGCAACGTAGGCACTGTTGGCATAAGTTGAACTGTTATCTATAACTTCTTGAAGGCTAGTAAATTGAAACGCATTTACTCTTGCCGAATCTGTACTATCTGCAGTTACTCGAACCACTCTTACATCTACTGTTGTATATCCAGGTGTTAATAGTATTCTGTGATCTCTTGCATAGGCATCAGCAGTTCTACCACTAACTGAAGCAACTACTTTGTCTACATAACCGCCAGAATCATGTTGTACTTGTATTTTGTAATCAACCGTATCTCCTACAACATCTCCGTCATCTTCTAAAACTTGAATTTGGGGCCAAGTTAAAGTAACAATAACTGCGTCTACATCTGTATTACTAATTTGTCTAGTTACAGGAGCAGAAGTAGTTACATCAACTCCAACAACAATAGGTGATCTGCTATCAGCAGGAATACCACTCATCGCAGTTTGGTTTGACGTTCCAAACTCAGATTTAAAAGTTACATCTTGAAAATTAAAGTCAGTATCAGCAGGACTAGAACTTGATGCACTTGATTGCAGTATTGGAGTATCATCAAGAAACACATCTTTTAAACTTGCATTATTATATGCAGTTGTTCCTTTTGTAAGTCCTTCTTTCGATGCACTAGCAAAACCCTCTATCTCTCCTTCAGAAATTAAATCTTGAACAGTAGCAAAACTTCTACTATGTAAAGTATCAGGAGCACGGTAT